CGATAATAAGCGGCTTTCACCATCTTCATAAAGAGTCTCTGGGGGGATTCTAGGAATCCTCCGACTCTGAGTGAAGCCAGTGATCTGTTCGCGTCGCTAAGCGGCACGATCATGTCATCTGGGAGATAACTTCTAAGAAGTTCCTCTGTTGGAAGCCATTGCTTGTATTTCGTGACTACCTGATTCAACTCATCTGACCTAACTAGGCGTAGGCCAAGGCGGGATTTGTACAGATCTCCTATCCGGTGATAGGTTTCATCAGGGTCTCGGGACTTAGTCCTGATGACCGCATGAACGAACTTTTCATCCGGGTAGAAAGATCCGTCACCGCCAATTTCTTCGGGTATGAATGGACACAGAGTGTCCTTCTCTGACGGAAGCATAATGTGTTGCAAAAGCTGAGCTTTTGCATACAGTGCCTCTTGAGCCCTATGTGTTGTGTGAACCCATCGCGTTTCTTTGCCAAGCAAAGCAAAGCGACCGGCTTGCACACCACTGAAACCTAAGGTTTCAGTGCACGTAGGGATCATCAGTCGGAGTCTCGGTGTGTCAAGGTAATGAATCTTAGATTCACCTCTCTTGATCTGCACTATGGGGAGGTCTATAGTTGTTCTTGGAACAATCATAGCCTCCTCGCAGTAGAACATAAATCTCTTAGAGATGTATGTATCTTCCACCGAAACTCCGTTTCCGAGTTCCGAAGAAATGCCTAGATAGGTATTTAAAGTCTCTTCTTCGCCGATGGCCAAGATATCATCACCCACGATACTATAGACTTCTACCTGCGCTTGGCGCAGGCAGATGTCTTGGTTGAGGGTGAGGATTGATTTCGTGAGGAAGTCCCCCATGAAGATCCCAATGGTTGTTTTAAACATACCATCGATCATCATCCGGCCTGAATCGTCCTGCGGGACTACGTACCTCTCAGAGGTATGCAGTTTTGCCGCAAGGGCAATCAAGCCAAGGGGGGCTCCTTCAACTGTTTTGAGATGCCACAAGATCTCTCTCCAGATTCGCTTAGCGAATCTTCGAGAATGTTGATCCGTGGCATTACTCATATCAGTCGAACACACGGGATGACCTTTGGCCTTTCCCCAAACTGGCTCCTGAGGATGCAGATTGTGGTTAAGGTTCCATAGGTGACGCGATTTCATCATACCAGACTTAGTCTGGTACCTCTGTCTTAGACAGGGGCTGATGAGATGCGCAACTATCCCTTGTATTCGCGAAACGGCGAAGGGAGTGATCGTAATGAGCCGAGCCTTGGAAGGTTCAAGGACTACGTGTGGTTTCACGAGCTTAGCTAGTGAAGGGTTTTCCAAAACCCATTCCACACAATAGTCCAGGACGTCCTGGGAGGATTTAATCCTCCTAGGTTCGTGCAACCTTTCCAAGGTTATCGGATCATATCGATACTTCACTTTTCTTGTCCTTACTATGCGACATAGTTCTCCAGTTTGGCCTCCATTCTGCTGAGTGTTCTCGAGGCAGGCCTTAGGCCCGCACGAGATCTTAGCGTGGAGTCCCTGGACTGATCGGACAATTGCTGTCGCGCGCTTGATTGAGTCGCTGTAGTGATCTAAGATCGCTTCAGTGACACTTTCAGGCCGCGTAGTGGTCTCCGTGAACTTACTTAGTGAGTCACGAGCCATGGCTTTGTCCGCCAGTCCTGTGGCGCGCGTCTGACACCATAGATTGACGTGGGTCCCTATCTCGTGCTTTCCCTCCCCCCTTGGGGCGAGGAGGCGAAAGTACTTGATATACGGTCCCATGTCACGACATGGTGGGATACTCTCCCCAAGAGCTAAGCTCTTGCGGATGAGTTTTTTTATCCTTTTCAGACGCTTGATGAACGTCGCATAATTGTTAGCACAGCCCTCGAGCGCAAAGCGGGTG